CCGCCGCCGCCTAAATAGTATGAAGGGCTTGAAAATTGCCCTGTGGTAGACCCTGTAATTGGATTAACAGAACCAGCACCACCGTTACCGCTTTGTGTGGCGCTAGGGGCAGGAGTTCCTATAGCACCTGCGCCACCACCACCGCCAGCCGGGTAAGGATTACTAATAAAGTTACCATTACCGCCGCTGGAATTTCCTTGTGCTGGTGTAGTCGCAGGACTACTTGGTTTACCACCAGTCAAGTTATTTGACGCACCACCGCCGCCACCCGAACCGCCGGGAGAATTGTTGTTAGGATTAACGGTATCATTACCACCATTACCACCGCCAGTAGAAACAAAACCGGGAGATTGAAACGGCGCTACTGCACCGCCCACAATAGATGAATTGCTTCCACTTGTAGCAGCAGTTCCCGGAGGAGATGCAGCGCCAGTACCGCCACCCCCAACTGTAATTGTGTACGATGTGCCAGCCGAAACGGTAGCTGCTGTGCCGCTTCTAAATCCACCCGCACCGCCACCGCCAGAAGCAGCACCGCCGCCGCCAGCAACAACAAAATAATTTATGCTAGTTGGCGGGGCACCAACACGAGAAATTGCCTGTGCTATTTTGGTGTAAGTAAGCATCTATAAACCTTTATTAAGGCACAAATCCCTGAGCATAATTGCCGTACCAGTTCGCACCATCAGCGGCAAACGTCAATATATCCATACGATTGGCTGTTGCCGTAATTGTTGGGGCTGTATTGCCTACCCATTTAACGCCCGTAAATGTAGCGGTGTTAGTACCTGCGCCAGTTTTTAAAAATAAAATAAACGACTTACCCGCCGTGTTAGTAGGCATTGTAAAGGTGCAAGTAGCCGACAAGTTTGCAGTAATGATTGTGGAATTTGCGATATTTAAAGTAAACGCGCTTCCTGTGTTTACATACCCTGTAGTAATACCTTCTGTGTACGCATTAAACTGCGAGTTATTAATGGTTGTATTGCTTATCGTAGCGTTACTAGACAAAACAACACTTCCGTTACCTGTTAACGTACCAAAATCAGTAAAGCCAGCCTCCCACGATGTTTCAGTAGTGCCTGTGTTTGATATACAAGTACACATCACAGTTACTGTGGAAGGAACTGTTATAACGGTGTTTGAACCTGACGAACGAACAGATAGTGAACCTGTGCTGTTGTTGACTATGTGAAACGTCCAACCATTAGATAGCGTGCTTACTACAGGTAACGCGACGTTTTGGTTTTGTGTTCCAGTAAATATTTGATAATAGCTACTTGTGTTAGTTAAAACTGTGTTTGAACCTGCGGTTGCAGTAGTAGTAAAGCCTGTCAAACTAGCCATTGCAGCAGGCGCACTGTTTGCACCAGTACCGCCACTTATTAATGGCAATACGGTAGTAAGCGATAGATTGGAAACACTTACGTTGCCTGTAAGAGTTGTATTCCCAGATACTGTTAAATTGCCTGTAACAACAGCATTGTTTGATACGTTTAAAGTGCCTACAGTAAGTGTTGTGATGCTTGTAATAGGCTGCGTAATGTTTGTGCCATCGTTGTACACAAGCATTGAAGCGTTAGAAGGAACAGTTACTGTTGTGCCGGTTCCCGCACCGTTTGAACCGTTTGATATGATGATGGCGTTACTTAACCCATTAGTAACAACATAGGATTTGCTAATTGCGGGAACAAACAAATATTGGGTTGCTGTTGCAGAGCCGGTCAAACTTAAACGATAACTACGTGCAGCTTGAAACGCATTAGTTTGTGCTAGCGCAATAGCCGAATTACCGCCAGCCGTAAATGTTACGCTTGCAGTAGAAGTGATCGCCTGTTCTAGCGCGGTTCCTAAGTTCGTATTAGTAGTTGCGCCCCACGTACCGGCTTGGTCACCAGTGCCGATAAGCTCAATAGCTAGGTTGCCACTGTATGTACTTGCCATGATTCGTCCTTACATAATGGTGTTTATTTCTTGCCACGAAGCATTTGCCGTCGTGTTTATCAACGCCCAACCGCCAGACACATCGTTGTTAATTGCTGACCAGTTGGCTGTTTGTGCATCGTTAATCAAATTCCACAGGTACTGCGCAAACCATGAATCCGTTATCGTAATACTTTCAGCAATGTTTGTTTTAAATACGCCACTTGCGTTAAACGTCTCCGAACCATTTACCAACTCTGTCATCAACGTCTGAAATACTGCTTGCGCACTTGCTATGTCTTCCGCAGTTACAGTTTCATCCAACACACCTTCAGTAATTCTTGTTACGTTTGCATTGTCAGTAATTCGTATAGTTTCGGCTACGTTGTTAAGCGTGGCGTAAGCGCCAACTATTCTGTCTGACACATTTGCCGTATCTCTTACCGTTACGACTAAATTAGCGCTAGCAAAAACTGTTTCACTTGCAGTCGCTGTATCACTAACATTTGCTGGGAACGTGACAAATATTGATACCGTATCTGATGCTTGCGCATTCTCTCTAACAGATGAACCAAATATAACTTTACTTAATACTGTTTCGCTTGCATTTGCCGTATCCCTTATGTTGCTGCTTAAAATAATTGCACTTGCTGTTGTATCGTTTACGTTTGCTGTGTCTCTGACAGTGCTAGGTAGTATTAACGCTGATCTTATTGTTTCTGTTACGTTTGCTGTTTCAGCTATAGCCCCAATAATTATTGCTTCAGCGGCTACGTTGACAGAATCAGTAGCAACAATTAAACCGCCATTACCTAAACCCCAGCCGCCATACGCATCATTAGCCCCACCCCAAACGCCATTACCCCAGCCAGCATTAGAGATGACAGGATAATAGACTGAGCAGCCCCACGCTGCTTCAGCCCACTCCCCGCTGCCGTAGCCGCCATCAACTTGGGCCACACATTACCCCGCAGTAACAAGCTGATCTTCCGTAAACCAACGCTCATGCACGGCACCGTCGTCATTAGTCCACGACAACAAGTAGTAAATAGTACCGTCATCATCCATGCGCATCTTGATAATTGGGCCTTCAGGAGTCACGGCTTTAACCTTGACTACATCGCCTTTTTTAAATGTTGACATGCTTACCCCCTATTAAACAGCGTCAAGGTTGAACGAGTAAGTCACGTTCAATACGTCGCCGCTTACCACTGTACGGTCGCCGGGCGCTTGGAAATCCGCCGCTGAAAAAAGCAAACCTGAAGTGCCGGACGTTACATTCGCCAAAAACGCACCAGCAATAGTAGCGTTGGCATTCATAGTAAACGAAGCTGACGACGACGAGTTATTAATGTTTGAGGGGTCTGCCAGTGTAGCTGCACCAAACGAAGCCGCTTTACGCGTGCCGCTGTAGCTACTGTTCTCAGTCCAGCCTGTATGGCTAGCCAACGTATCTCCGCCGGAGAATGTCGTAGTAGCAGATGTGCCGTTGACCAGACCAATATACCAAGCAGCCGTATAAGCGGAACCAGTAAAGAACTGGGTGTTCATAGCTTGCAGGCCGACGTTTACTACAAGGTTAGGGGCAATATCAACCCATTTCTCGGTGCCATTCTTGTCTACACAAGTAACAGTAAATACGCCACCTGACGACAAACCTTCTACAAAACCTGTTTTACGCACCACGTCCCCTTCAATTTTTTCGCTGGACTGTGATTTTTCAGTAGACATGATTACTCCTTAGTTAATCTGAATTAACGCGCTAGACGACGTGTCAGGAGGCAAAAGTACAGAAAACGTATTATTGCCGGTTTGAGTTTTATCTGACCCAAAATCCAACACCGCTATTGACGCATTACTTTTGGTAGCGTTGTATATCAAAGCGCACCTAGTAGTGAACTGTACTGAGTTCCAAACTACATTACTAAAACTTACGTACACAATACCGTTACTGGTTGAGCTAATCGTCACGTTGGATAGCGCTTGCCCTCCCGTCGTATAACCCCCGCCTGTAACTTCATTGGTTGGTGAATACGCCGTGGTGTTGTCGTTAATATCAGCAAACGCCGTGTACAACGCCATGTATAACGTATCCGACGCAATGTTTTGCGTTCCTTTCAACATGTCCAGCTTGAAGCTAGTAGTTAATCCTTGTTGTATCGACATTAGGTCACCGGCACTCTAACTTGTCCAGTACGGTACGCGTCCTGACGCTCCAGACCATCGCCAAGACGTTTAGCTTCTGATAAAGCTTCATTGTACTTAGCTTCCACGTTGGCAATCAAATCTTGTTCGCCCTTCATAAACAAATATGCTTCCCGCAATGAGCCATACAACAGCACAGGGTCGTAGTTGTCGCCTAGCCACGTTGTACCTGCGGTTACTATAGACTCTGGGTAATAGTAATAATGCAACTCTACCGTATACGTTGAATCTGGCGTTGGGCCAAGAATAAAGCTTAATTCAGTTGTTGCGACGTTGCTTGATGTGGTGGGTCCAAAAATAGCGTAATACGCTGGAAGACCTGTATCAGCGGGCGTCGGGTAGGCTTCACGAATATAGTTCACATCCTTGTTTAACAGGTAGTGATACCTCTCCGTTGCCGTGCCGTAGTTCTCAATAACCGCCAACGAATACACCGACAAAAAGTCAATTGGCGATGACAGGTATTTATTGTTTGTTGTCAACGTACCTGTTTTGTTAGCGCGTAACGATGGGAACTGAACAGCGTTATAGACCCGCGTTTCAGTCTGTTGAATGAACGTGTTTATCTGATCGGAGCTAGGAATAACCACCGCGTTGGTGTTATCTGTACTCGTAAAAGCCGTAGATGCGAAATCATTTTCGCAGTACGACTTGATCGTATTAAACAGGGTTGTGTAGTTCATTGTAAAGTTATTCCTAGCCCACTGTAAACTTAACCCATCGGTCCTCGGGACATAAACCCTTTAGTAGCAGCACCAGCACCGCGCATTTTAATGCCATCAGTCTTGGTATTGTCTGCCGCAGGGTCCCCTGCGCTAACACGGTATGTACCATGCGTACGCGGGTTCATCTTATTAGCTGACAAAGTATTAGGGTCTAACCCTTCGTACTGAGCTTTGACTTGGCTTTCAGCCGTAACCTTGCCGCCAGACATGGTGTGCGGCGGAGCGTAAATTTTAGCGGCACCTACTTCTTTGCCCATGCGTTTATCGCTGTATTTAGCCATGATTACCCCGTCTTTTGGCTGTTGGCACGGGACATGTTGCGCCCCATGCTCATACGGTCCTCAGAAGTAGGACCGCCTTTTTTCATGCCTTTAACGCCTTTGTGCAAGCGCTTCTCATGCGCTTTAACTTCCTTGTCGGCAATCCGCTTAACCTGTTTAGTGTCCATCTTGTACTCCTAGTTAATTGTCACGTTTGCTACCGTTGTCGATGCCACCAGATAGTTTGGCGTCAATCCTAAATCGTTTGCTCTTGCTCCACCCACAGGGTTCCAACCCCACTGTATTACCCTGCTACCGCCTGATGGCGTTCCATCTGACAGCACCGTGGTGCTGGTGTTTGCCGTAATCTGCAAACCGTTATACCCAGACTGTATGTAGCTGTTGTCCTTACGTGGTTCGCGTACAGCTTGCGGGTCATCCACCGGATACATACCTAACTGCAACTGCGGCTGGTCTGGTTCCCAGCAGGTCGGACATACTTTGATCGACACCTGCTTGGTTTTAATGACCAGCTTAATTAATTCTTTAAGCTTGTACTGTTGTCCGCAACGATCGCACTCAGCAATACTGAAGCGACCTGACGAAAATCTGTTACCCATTACGTTATAAACATCTGTCTAGGCACCAGACGTTCTGCTGCCTTTTCACGGTCCTCACCTGCGGCAAGTTCCCACGACTCGTCATACATAGCTTTAAGCAGCTGAACACGACCTTCAGCCCCCGGCAATTTCATCGCCAACATGTACGCTAACCCCGCAACCAGCGCATTAGTGAAACGAAACGGTATCTCAACTGCATTAACACCGTTCCCAGCGTCGTATATGCGCTTCATACGCCAGTAGTAAAACACGTAGTACGGGTTGTCCGCCGTACCTTGATCTGGTGCTGGCCAGACATTGATCTGTGGGTGAGCAGCAACTGCTGCTTCTGACCCTGACTTCTGCCCTGACTGACGGTTAATCCACACCTGAATCGGACGACCTTGTGCCAGCTTGTTAGGGATGGTTGAGTACGTAGAAACAGAGATGCGGGTTATGTTTAAGTCTGTCTGGTTTGGCACATTACTCGCCTGTGTACGAATAACTTGCTCAAGAAGATCAACAGTGTCATCAGGCAAGTCGTACGTAACAACCCCCTGCACCATTGGAATCTGCCCTTGCTCAATCGTCCACAGGTTTACACCGCGGTTTGCCCACTCGTTCAACATCAAGTTCAAGCTACGCCGCGCTGTCCTGAAGTGATAGCCCGTACGCATCTCAACGCCGCAACGCTCAAACGCCTCTTCGAAGTAATCGTTGAGGGTCGGGTTAAACGCTGTGGTGTCGGTGGTATATGCCATTACTTCTTCCTTGCAGCCGCCATGTTGTCAATCAAGTTTGGGTAGGGTCTGCCAGCAGCTTTAGCTCGTGCCTTAGCTGCCGCTTTCTTCGTTGCCGTTAGCACCGAAGGTTTACCAAGCTTGGCTGGACGTGGCTTCTCCCACACCGCTTTTACTTTTCCGCCCTTCTTGTACTCAGTAAAGTCAGTATCATCCCGACGCGCTTTCTTCTTAGCGCCGGGCATCTTGGAAGGGTTGATATCACCCATGCCGCGGGAGGATCTCATATCAGCAGTACCCGCCTTTGTTCATCTTCTTGTTGCCAGCCATGACAATCTGCTTGCCTTTGGTTTTGCCTTTAACAGCAACACCATCACGGCTAGGAGCAGCAGTTTTAACTGCACCCATCTTGGAAGCAATAACGCCGCCTTTAGCAAATTTAGGCATACCGCCTTTTTTCATGCCGGCTTCTGCCATCTCATGTTTCATCATGGACTTAGGAGCGCCTTTTTTCTTCATGAAAGCTATTTCTTTACCAACCATCTTCTTTGACTCAGCCATACCGCCTCCAGATTTAGTAAATTCTTTGCCTACACTGGTAGGCACACCTACTTTTTTTGCAAATTTAGGATTGTGCGCCACGGCTTGCATAAACCGTTCTTGCTTTGCACTAACGCTAGGCACGAGTTTTACCCCTGACAGCGCAGCCGTCAGCACGAGAAGAAGCAGAACCGCCTTTTTTATAGCGTCCAGCTTCAGCACGTACTCGTTCATTTTTGAGGTCCTGCGCAGCGGCTCTCATACCCGCATTTGAGGCCCTCTTATACATTTCTTTTTGTGCTTCCTTGTCCAGCTGCTTGCCTTTTTCAGTCCCAGCTATACGCTGAAGGTCATCGCCTACTTTTTTAACGCCTTCCATGTATGTGTCTTTTAGCCCTTCAAAGACACCTCCGCCGCCTTCGGCCATTTTTTTAACTTTGCGTTTCATCAGTTTTCTCCTTGCGGTTAGTTAAACCGCGCACTGTGTCAGATTCCCAGATGCGAATACCAAACCACGCAATAGTGACTATAGAAAGCACGTTAGGTAGCCATCCAATTAAAACGCCCAGCCCTGCAAGGACAGATATGTCATCCATCAGGTCAGGCTCAATATGATCTCTTAGCATTTCCATGCCCTCAATGATTTATTAATCCGGCTGTTCGGGTCGTTCGCGGTTTTGGGAGAAGTGAGCTTCTATTTCATCCCTTTCCTACGCGCACAGAAGGAGTCCCGTCTTGAACCGCCTTCCGGTTGCGGGGCTTTCAACCCGGGTTTCCCCGGATTGGCTGCGTTGTAGGAGGCTCGGCCTTTGGCGTTCAAACCGCCCTTCTCGGACTTGCCTTCCTTGCGCTGCCATGCTGGGGACTTAGCCATAGTAAACCGTCGCTGTAACAGAAGAACCGCAACCTACAAAAATACCGTTAGGGCAGTAAATACCTTCACCGGGGATTAAGATAGGCAAACCAACAGTGTTAAAGGTGTCAATTTCTAAAGCAAGACTGCTATATGCTGTGACATTA